CTTTTCTTTTGTCAAGCCCAAATGCAGTAAAGAACGGGCGGAGGATAACCGCCCATTCAGGTCTTACTACATTATGATTCGATACATTTAGTAATTAACATTACCTTCCTCAGTATCATCGGTTAATTCTTCTGAAACAAAGTCGTCATTTAACCAACTTGCAACATCATCGCCGGCATCAATCTTAGTATATAAATCTAAGAACGAAGTCTTAGTATCTAAGTCAAATCGGTTAGTACACATCTCAATTGCCTTCATTTTGTTTTTGAAGATTGAGAATGCCTCAACGATATGAACTAGTCGGCGAGTTGAGATTAGTTCGTCAACGCCGCCTTCATAATATGTCTTACGGATTATGTCTGCCCAAGTTACAAGTGAAGTAGCAAACTCAGCAGTAGCAGTCAAGCCTTTTTCAGCCATAACATTCAATAAGATTTTAGTTTCAATCTTATTAGTTGGGTAAGCCTGTTCGACTGTAATTGGGAATCTTTCAAGAAACGCCTCGTTCAGAATGTTAGTGCCGATGAACTTGCCATCGTCTGAACCTTGACCCTTAGTGTTAGCAGTAGCAATCACATTGAAACCTTTTGAAGGTTTGACAAAGCGATTAATCTTTTTAAGAAAAACGCCGTTGCCTTCGAGTATCGGCTGTAAACACATAATTTTATTTGAAGCAAGGTCGATTTCGTCAAGCAACAATAGAGCGCCTCGTTCCATCGCCTCAATAACAGGACCGTTTTGCCAGACAGTCTGCCCATCTTGTAGTCTGTAACCACCAAGCAAATCATCTTCATCTGTTTCAATCGTAATGTTAACTCGGATGCACTCTCGCTTTGCAGCGGCACACGCCTGTGTTACATTCATTGTCTTACCGTTGCCAGAAAGACCAGTAACGAATATTGGGTAAAATACTTTTGAAGCAATGATTGATTTGATATCTTTGAAATGACCCCAAGGAACAAAAACTGGGTCTTTGTCAGGAATGATATTGCCGACTAGACTTGATACAACGAAAGCAGCCTGTGATACAGTTTCTACTTTAGGTGTTTCATCAGCTAAAGGAACATCAGTTAGTGTTGGTGAGAAATCATTGCCTGCAATTGGCAATGAATAGACACCACGAGAAACTTTGTATTTGTCAGATTTCAACCAACTTGGATTTGAGATTTCGCCAGACTTGACAAAATCATTTATTTCAGAACGAGTGATTTCAACTCGACCGTATTTTTTATATAGTGCCTCTGTTTGGGCAGTTTGTAACTCATTTAATGTTTTCATATTTATCCTTTTCATAATGTAATTAAAATGTTTCTTATAAACTCAATGTTTATGGTACCATTATACTCTATATTCGGAGTAAAGTCAAGCATTATTCCATCTTTTCGGTTGAAGAATGGTCAACTTAGGTTGAATTGAATTCAACTTAGTATTCACTTTCATCTTGTCTTTCGCCGAATGACTTGACTATATTGAGAATATGTTCTTCTACCGACAATAAAGAAGGCAGTTTATATACCCCTTTGTCAAATCGATACGCCATATTTTTCATCAGCCAGGCGGGTTTTTTAATACCATACTTGGCTTGTAAAATCACGATATCTTTCCGTGAGATTTTGAGAGTAAACCCGTTATCGTTTGCAAGTTTAACAAACTTTTCTTGATGTCGGGTTAACTCTATGTCTTCCATGATTTGTGTTTTTTTCATATTAAGCAACTTGTGTAATAAATTTATTGAGAACAACACGACTAGATTTGTTAGATTTCAAAGTAGAAGTAAACAATCTTTTTATCTCGCCTTTCTTAGCGTTTTCAGATGGTGTTGCCATTTCAGTATCAGTAACTTCCATATCACCGCCGGCAAGAAGATAAAGTTCATCATAACCAGTGTTGTCTGAAACAACTAGACATTTGTTTTTTCTGAATTCTTGTTTGACTTTTTTTCTATCGTAAAGTTTGACATCTTCATTGTAGTAGTTACTCTCTGGAAAGTATCTGTTTAAAGTGCCGTTACTCAAAGTCTTTTTAGAGTCAACATAGAAACCAAGAACTTTACAACCAGTTCGCATCTTTAGAATTTTCAAAAGACCGTCAGTCAAACCTCTTCTTGAGTCTTTAACTTTAAGAGATTTCTTAGTCAGTCTATCAGTAAGCAAAGTATTTGTGTTGTAACTACTTACTTTTTTGAAGTTGATACCTTTGCCATATCTTCTAGCACTCCAAGAATCAGATTCATCAACATTTTTATCATCAGAGTTTATAGAAACGATTCTCTCGCCGCCATCACTAGCGCCGTCAGTTAGAAATACAGTATTCATTTTATCAATGTTATACTTTTTTTGAAATGCAGGAACCATCTTCATAGCAGCCATGATTGTATCATTTAGCGGAGTAGAAGAAAGGTTGTAACCATTAGGCATAGGATGTAAATCATCTTTCCATTGTTCGGCAACTGCGGCATCATAGTCATAGTTTCTGCCACGATATGCATAACGGTTGTAAGAATATTTGATTGAAAGGTAATACAAGTTAGTCATGCCTTCGTCATATTCTTTTGCAGTCATTTTTGAAGATATCAAGTTTAGTAATTGCAAGTGTTGGTCAACAGTCATGTCGCCGTCTTGATAGTTCGGAGTAGGAAAACTTCTTTCAAAGTCGCCGTATTTATCTTTTTTATTATTATAACTTGTGTTATTACTGAAAGCATAAACTTCAAACGGTATAGAAACTTTTCTACAAAACATTGTTAAGTTCATTAACTGGTGAATCGTAGGACCTATCTTATCACCCATAGAACCAGACCAGTCGATAAACATCATTAGTCCGTGGTTTTTGCCATCAGGAGTAATAGTCAATCTTTTGAAAATATCATCATTGTATTTGTAACTGTGTAATTTAAGTGGGTCAACAACACCAGAGTTAGCCTGCATTGCACGACTATGAGCAGTCGCAGCTTTCTTCAACTCGAATTCTTTAACCATGTAGTTGACTGCCTTGTTTTGATTTTTAATAAACAATTTGTAATCAGCAACTAACTTTGGCCAAGCCGTTGCATATGATTCAGAACCATATCTACGGTCAGAATGTTTTAAAAATATGTTTTTGTTATCTTTGAAATCTTTTAATATTCTTTTGTAGTCAAAAACATACTCAGACAAGTTAGTGTATTCGTGAACATGATAGTAAACATTATCTTTGCCTTTTTCGTCTATCAAGTTGCCTTGAGTATCATTCCAAGCAGAGTCAGTTTCTGCTTCTGGATAATCATCGCCAGGAGCAAATGAACCTTTTTCATCTGAAACGGTATCGTTCTTATCGCCAGACATAGTATCGCCAGACTCGTATTCGCCTTCATCATCATCTTCGCCATCTTTGTTAGATTTCTTAGATTTGTTATCAGACTTATCGCCTTCTTCGTCACCGTCGCCATCTTCACCGTCGCCGTTGTCGTTGTCGACTTCATCAGCAATGTCGCCATCTTCATCATACTCAAACTCGTGGTCGTCTAGACTTTTAGTTTCAGACTCGTTCTTACAATATTCAGACAAGTCAGCAGCAAGCATTTCAACATCTTTGAAAGTTTCTACATCTGCCATTCTTTGAACAAACTCTAACTCAATAGCGCCGTCAAACTCAATAGTAGATTCTACATGACTCATTTTGAAATGCATGTTTAGTCTATCAATCAATAACATTTCATTCATATCTCTATCTTTAGTTTTGAAGAAATCGTTAGCGATTAAATCTCTGTAGCCTTTAATGAAAGACTGAGATAAGCCAGCGTATTTTCTTTTGATTAGTTTTTCGATTCGAGCATCTTCAACAATGTTCAAATAAGAATGAGGTGCAACCTTTCTATCAATAGCACTACCCCATTCATCTTGTGGAGTAAATAGTGCATGACCGATTTCGTGTGCAAGAAGCATATCTAAGATATCGACATTCATCTCTTTCCATATAGGAACAACAAGAAGTCGTGTTTCTAAATTGAAATAGGCAGTTTCTACTTTTCTATGTTCTACTGTAATGTTTTCAGTAGCAAGTAGTTTTGCTAGATTAGATTTTGCATTTTTATTGAACTCAAATTTACTCATAATTTCTCACCTTTTTTCATAATATAACTACCATTATACAGACATAATGGACATAAGTCAAGCTTTATTCCACTTGATTGAATGGAATAATTATCCCACATGAGATAAACAATGTATGCCTTCAGACATTTCAGAGATGTATCCATTAAGAATTGAATCTTCAAATTCTTTATCAGTCATTTTGCGTTCTGAAAGCATCATATTCTGTTTCCAAAACTTTGCAACATCTTCAAGACCGCCCTCAATCAACTGCGAATTATACCACCAGCCATCTGCATAGAAGTCAAACTCAAGAGTAGCACAACCTTTCCAGTTGCCATCATCATATGGTTGTACAAAAACCCATGTTAGTCCTGATTCAAGATGTTTGCCAAGTATGACTCTATCATCTTGATATCTAATTTCTACTTCGTTTAATTTTGGTTCTTTGTTTTTCATATTTTTATCCTTTTTCATAATGTAATTTGTGTATTTCTCAATGTCTATATGTATATTATACAGTAAAAGGGGGCGCTTGTGTGAGAAGTTATAGCACCAGTGCCCCACTATTTGGAGTGGAACTGGTGCCATAGGATGGAAACTCTTATAAATATCCTTGATACGCTCATTGTGAGGTATTATTTTAACAAACTTGCTTAATAAAAGGAGAAACACTATGGTTAATAGAACCTTATCTATATGGAACGAACTACGCCCATTTCAAGTGGGATTCGACCACGCTTTTGAACGCTTTAACACTCAGTTAGAACACACTCAAGGCTCAAACTTCCCACCCTACAACATCAAAAAACTTAATGATTTCAATTGGACTATTGAGATGGCGCTTGCCGGTTTCAATAAGAAAGATATTGAAGTAGAATACTCTGATAATCAATTAACGATTAAATCAGTATTTGAAAAAGATGAAACTGATGCGGAAGATACAACAACTATTCACAGAGGCATTTCAAAACGACAATTCAAGAAAGCATTTACACTTGCTGATGAAGTAGTCATTAATGGTGCTGAGTTGAAAGATGGTATGTTGATTGTCGATTTAGAAAAAATCGTTCCCGAGGAGAAAAAGCCTCGTACAATTAAAATTACTTAATTGCAAAATAGATGGGCGCCAAATTAATTGGTGCCTATCGCTTGACAAAATAATGAAACTAATGTATAATAGCATTACTTAACTAAAAGGACTATATAATGAAACTTAATGCAACAACCCACGATATTCTTAAAAACTTCTCAGAGATTAATACAAACATATTAATCAAACCAGGAAGTGAATTGAATACAATCTCTACAATGCGAAACATTTTTGCCAAGGCAACTATCTCTGAACCATTTGATAGTGAATTCGGCATCTATGATTTGAACGAATTCTTATCTGTAGTGTCAAGTTTAAATAAACCTGAACTTACATTAGAAGATAAATATATGACAATCTCTGCTGAAGGCAGTCGTGCAAAAGCAAAATACTTTTATTCTGACCCATCAGTAATCGTATCACCGACTAAAGATGTTAACATGCCTGAATCAGATGTAACATTTACTTTGTCTGAATCAAATCTTCAACAACTTCAAAAGATGGCTGCTATTCTAAAAGCACCTGACCTTGCTCTTATCGGCACAAAAGGTGGCGATGTAGTATTAAAAGTTTGTGATAAGAAAAATGATACATCTAATAAGTTTGACATTGTTGTTGGCGAAAACGCTTCAGCAAGTTATACATTCTATTTCAAAGTAGAAAATCTTAAAATGATGGCCGGCGATTATGATGTTGCCGTATCACAAAAGTCTATCTCTCACTTTAAAAATACAAAACTTCCGATTGAATATTGGATTGCACTTGAACCAGATAGTGTTTTTGACGCTGGTTAATTTTTTATATATTATGAATAAGGTGAATTATGAGTACAACAGACTTCCTATGGGTCGAGGAATATCGACCTAAGACAATTGATGATTGCATACTACCGCAATCCTTAAAAACATTGTTTCAGTCTTTCATTGAGAAAGGCGAGATATCAAATATGTTATTTTCAGGCACACCAGGTGTCGGCAAGACCACAGTTGCAAAGGCGCTGTGTGAGCAAATGAACTGTGATTGGATAATGATTAACGGTTCAGAAGAAGGCGGCATTGATGTTCTCAGAAATAAAATCAAGAACTTTGCTTCAACAGTATCACTCTCTGGCGGTAAGAAGGTAGTGATACTTGATGAGGCAGACTATCTTAATCCTCAATCAACACAACCTGCACTAAGAGGTTTCGTTGAGGAGTTTCACAAGAACTGTCGATTTATTCTTACATGTAATTTTAAGAATAGAATCATTGAGCCACTTCATAGTCGATTCTCAAACATTGAGTTTAAGATAAACAACAAAGAAAAGCCTCAACTACAAACTCAATTGTATAATCGGGCAACCTTTATTCTTAAATCTAAGAACATAGAGTATGAAGATAAGGCACTTATCGGATTAATCACAAGGCACTTTCCAGATTTCAGAAAACTTATTAATGAGTTACAAAGATATTCTGTAAGTGGCGCTATTGATGCTGGCATTCTTGTAAACATTTCAGATGAAAATCTAAAGTCTTTAACATCACATCTCAAAGCTAAAGAGTTTGGCGATATGAGAAAGTGGGTTGTAAACAATCTTGACAATGACCCTGTTAAAATCTTTCGAAAGATATATGATAGTCTGAATACAACTTTACAACCTGAAACAATACCTCATGCGATTCTAATCATCGCTGACTATCAATACAAGTCTGCCTTTGTAGCAGACCAAGAGATTAATCTAGTCGCATGTTTAACTGAAATAATGTCCCAAGTTAAATTTAAGTAATGTACGATTTATTTAAAGATTATCTACCGGCGATAAATCACACAAAAAAGAACCTAATGGACTCTGATGATGTAATGTGGGAAAAGAAGTACCCTGCATTTATGGTCAACAAAGTCCTGTCTGGTTTCTCAGACACCATCATGCTCACCAA